GCCGGGAAGCTGAGTTATGACTTCGTCCACGGTTTCGGACGGCGGTTTGCTGCTTGGGAGCATGTCCTCGATGCTGAAGAGAGCCTCGCGGGCTTTATACAACTCGTTTTCGTACCATTCGATGATGGCTTGCAGTTTGATGGCGACGGTTTCGGGGGTTTGTTCAGATGGTGGGCTCATGGTGGCAGGATACACCCGCGCTCGGTGGGGCAGTCAGGGATGCATTCGCAGAGAGTCGTGGAAAAAATCTACTCACTCTCCACTGTCCTCACAAAAGAGTCGGCCTTCCAAGTGATGAGCACTCGCTTCCAAACGTAAGGCGAGCCGGGCTCGACAAAAGGAAGCGACATGCAGAAGACCTCGACAGAAGGGTGTGGTGGGCGATGATCCAAGCCGGTCTAACGCTCGGAAATGTACTCAACGTACACAGAACACTCAGAATCAATTATGGATGGACGCAGACCACTCCCAAGGCGGTTTATCTCGATCCGGCCTGGAATCGCTCAGTGCCGATTTGGCCGGGCATGGTGGCGATGAAGACCCTCGGTGCCGGTGGCCCGAACTACACTCTCATCAACGGAGTGGGCTATCCAGCCGGGCTTATCGCCAACTACATCGGCGGTGACGGCGTGGACGAGCTGGCTTACAGTGGTATCAACGCCATGGGTGTCTGGGTCCTGGGTCCCGACGCTGAGTTCCAGGTCCTAGCCCCCGCTTTCGATGCCAGTCTGGCCTGGACTGATCCCGGTAACGGCACCGATCTTCTTATCTCGGCTCGCACCGTCAATGCCGGTGTCATCGGCGGCCTGAACGGTTCTGGGGGCCCACTCGGTACATTCGGCCTCCAGGGGCAGTTGGTTCCCGCTGGGACCGCTGGTGCCTCGGTCGACCCCATTGCTCGTTTGATCAGTGTGGATTCCGCAACTCAGATCACCATCGGCGGGCTCTTGGTTCGTGCGCCCGGCGTCGTGGGCTGATCAGCCCCCTGAGGCAAGAAAGGTACAAGGAATGTCTCTAGTTGCTTCTGCCAGTGGGCTTTCGCCGCGCCAGGCCAAAAAAAGCGATGATTACGTGGTGGAGATCATGCGGCGCCGGGGTGGGGATGGCAGCACCTCCACCATGACGCATGAATCCAAGATCCGGAAGATGGCGTTGATCTTGAAGGATGAGACCAACGGCATCAAGCGCCTCGGCGTGGGCATGGTCGGCCCTATCCAGCTCCAGCTCCGTTATCAGGGCATCACTCGTAACGTGCTCATCGAGGACCCGGTCACCCCGGGCACCCCGGTCATGTACGACGTCTGGGATGACCTCGGCCAGGCTTACATCATGAATAGCACCGAAGGCGAAGTCCGAGTGACTCCCTTCGAAGGCAAGCGGGTGCCGATCACCTTCTGGCGTATCGCCTCCCGCCCCGCTATTCGTAAGGAGGATCTGTACTACCTCCGCATCAATGCCGTCGAACAGGCCCAGGATCAGACCAAGCAGGCCATCATGCAGCAGGAGGACACGAGGCTCATCGTGGTCATCCAGGCCGCTGAGACGGCCTATGCGGCCAACCCTCTGCACGTCATCACCCCCAACCATAACGTGACCGAGACCTCGGGGTACTTCACTCCGCAGTCGATGTACACGGCTGTGGCCCAGACCGACATGCATCAGCTCCCCTCGGGGCGCATGCTGGTATCCCCACTTGATTATCGGGACTTCTTCACCTGGGGTATCGATACCACCGGCTGGGCCTTCAAAGACCGTGTCGTGGCGGGCGAGCAGATCACCACCTTCGGCGAGTTCCAGTTCCAGCGGAGCATCATGATCCCCCAGGGGAAAATGTACCTCCTTCCCGATCCGAACTATCTCGGTGTCTTCCCTGTCCTCTACTCGCTCGACGTCGAGGAGAACCACCAGGTTGAGGATTTCTGGAAAGGATGGGTCTTCGATGAAATGGTGAGTATGGCAGTCCTTAATCCAAGGGGCATAGCGTCGGTAACCAAGGCGTGACATGAAATAGCATGAAATGCTCTCATTGAGAGTATTCAGGGGATCACTCTTCGGGGTGATCCCTTTTGCTGTCTGAAGAGATTTGGTATCGCTCCGGGATCCTGCTACGTTGCCGCCCTATGGCATCGAAATGGGAGACGCAGGGAGAGATGGTCAGGCAGCTCATTGCTGCCAACACCCCCCTGACGGTCATCTGCACTCAGACTGGGGTCAGTCCACAGACGGTTTACGACTGGATCCACAAACACGGCTGGGAATATCACCCCACCCGTGAGAAGCTCACCTCGAAGGGCATCCGGGCCACCGGGGAGGCACTGGTCCTAGTCGATGCAGGACTGGCGGCCGGAAAGATAGACATCGAGGCCATCGCTAAACGATGTGGTGTGTCGAGTAGCTCTGTAAGGCGTATCATCGAGCGCCATCGGGCGGCCGAACGAGATGCTTTAAGAGCGCTTGATCCCACCGAGAAGCTCTGTAGCGGTTGTCAGTTGTTGCTGCCTCTCTCCGCCTTCCCCGAGAGGGCCGACCGGATCGGCAAGCTGCACGCCCTTTGCCTGGAGTGCCGCCTGGATTGGTCCAGGTGTTACCGTCATGACAACCCCATCCCGATCCGGGAGGCCAGCCGACGCCGCCGGGCCCGCCTGCGAGGCTCACGCACTGATGACCACAAAGAGTCCGATATCATCGAGCGCGACAGCGGCCTGTGCTGGTTCTGCAAAGAGGCCATAGATCTGAGCCTCGTCTACCCCGACCCGATGGCGCTCGCCATCAACCACATCCACCCTGTGGCCAAGGGCGGCCCCGACATCGCTAAGAACGTCGCCCCCGCCCATGCGATATGCAATCGGCAGGCCAAGGACAAAACTAATGGAGCGTTTCATAACTAACTGTGACGTTCTGTCTGGTAAACTTAGACCGTGGCTAAAGGGGAGCCGACACCAGCTGGGATGGTCCATCGAACCTTCTCCGTCGGGGTCGACGGGCCCGTAGTCGGAGTTCTCCGGGCTGATGCTCTTCTTGTCGGCGGCGGAGATGTCTGGGCGTGGATGATCGACCGGGATCGGACCAGACGGGAAACCGGGCAACCAACCCAGAACTCCTTCAACCAGCTCTCCGGAGAACTCAAGCACCACAAGGACATCGGTGGTGAGCTCTCCTTCCACGCGAAGCAATCGGTGGTGGACAAGTACTCCAGCAGCTGGTTCGAGGCGCACAAGAGGCACCAGGCGGGAGAGAGGGCGAGCTATCCCCGGCGGAAGGTATACCACCAATCTGTTACCTGGCGTAAGGGCTGGTTCTGGTTCTGGCTTAAACCAGACGGCTCTCTGGATAAACGCTGGATCAATCTCCAGGTAGCCAAGGGAACACCGGAGCTTTGGCTGCACCTCACCCACGAGTTCCCCTACGATCCTAAGGATGTCAGAGCGGTGACACTCTCCGAGGAGAACGGAGAGTTGGTCCTCGGGATCACGGCACTGGTGAAGAAGGCAGACCCCGATCTCGCTCTCCCGCAGAAGGTCGCCGGGGGAGATCCCGGGATCATCCACATGTGGGCGCTCGCCGCCGAGGAGGACGCGCTCCTCATCTCTGCCAGAGCAGTGCGAGCAGAGCACAGGCTCCATCTGGTGGACCAGAAAGCCCGGCAACGGAAGATGAGCAAGAAGCAGGGACCGACCAAGGCGAAGGATGGGAACCCGTACAAGCAAGGTTCCAAGCGGTATCGGCAGATCCATACCAGGTTCCTCAAGGCGGAAGCGAGCCACAAGGGACGGGTGACGATCGCCCAGAACACCGCAGCGAACATAGGTACCGAGTGGGCGGTGAGGAAGAAGGTGACCAAGGTCGCCCTCGGCAATCCCAAGGGGATCGAGCAAGAGAACTTCGGGAGAGTCGCGAACAAACGGAACAATGACTGGTCCCAGGCACAGGCGAGACATGCGTTCTCCTATGACCTTGAGGTCGCCGGGATCCCGAGCGAGGGGGTGGATGAGCGGGGCAGTTCCTCTCACTGCCCCTACTGTGGCTTTGCGGCCAGCAAAAAGGGTCGTTGGCTGAAGTGTAAGAATCCAGACTGCAAGGGCGTCCACCACCGAGATCTTGCCGGTGGACAGAACATCTCCGTCATCGGCGGAGGAGTAGCCAGACCACTGACCGTGGTCGAGCACCGTCGGGTCGGGCAACCGGCACGGCGTGACCGGAGACGGCACCTCTGGGACGAGAGAAGGACTCTCACCCAGCGCCACGACACCCGCCGACGGGCGGGGGCCAAGGTGATCACCGCTCCGGTCCTGCGGGTAGCGCCGCCGCCCCTGCCTCAACTGACAGGGGAGTCGCCCGTGCATCAAGTTGCCGGGGACTCGCGTGAGCCAAGTGAGTGATGTCACGCTCATTTACGCGAGAGACTACTCCGAGATGGTTTGAGCGAGGGTACAGCGCCTAAAGGGGCGACGAAAGGGAGTGCTCAAATGATCATCACGCATTACCTGAGCGATAAACGGGTCACTA